CGGAGACAAAGGTATCGGAGACAAAGATACCAGAGACAAAGGTATCGGAGACCAAAGAGGAGAAAGAGAGGAAATTGGAAGAGAGATCGAAAGGTTTATTGGAGAAAGAGGAGAGAGAGAAGAAGATAGAGGAGGTGAAGAGGAGACATTTGGCACAATATCAGAAGACGAGACAGTATAGTTCTCGGGGAGAGGAGATATGTTGTCGGGCGATGGAGGAGATTTATGGGGTACCATTTGGGAAGGTGAGGCCGGATTTTTTAAAGAATCCGGAGACGGGGCGGAATCTTGAGCTTGATTGTTATAATGAGGATCTTAAGATAGCGGTGGAATATTCGGGGATAACACATTATCAGTATCCGAACTGGACTGGACAAAGCTTTGAGGAGTTTATACAGGGGATAAGAAGGGACATGTTTAAAGTGGAGGCATGTGATCGGAATGGAGTTTATTTAATTACGGTGCCGTATAATGTTCCGGAACATCTTATTAAGGAGTATATTATCTACTATCTGCCGGAGAATGTCAAGGCGCGTCAACAGAAAGAGGGTGGAAATAACCTGAGAGAGAAAAGAGATGATTCAGAAAAAGAAGGAAGATTAAAATGAAAATTCGATGAGTTTAAATTTTCTGTTCTTTGAATAATTGAGGGAAAGAGAATGACGGATATTGTTTCGATCTTGCGGGAGTTTTTAGACAGATTTTATTATGAGAATGAGGGGTCGAGGATTCGGGCCCGACACTTGCGACGTCACTTTCGAAAGTATCTCCAAGAGAGAGAAATAAACGTGGAGGTCAAGAAGAGACAGTTTCGGAAGTGGATGGAGGGGTTTTCTCACATTAAGTATGACAAGGAGACGAAATGCTATTTGGGAATTGAGAGAGACGAGAGACAGAGGGGGGTGAAGGTTCCACCGACGTTATTTATTGATCGGAATGATATGCCATCGATAAACAATCGGGAGCTGACGGCGGAGTTAATGGAGGCCTATCGACAGTGGAATCGGAGGGAGATTGAGAGACTTAAGGAGCTTAAAAATCGGATGAAGAGTGATTATGGGATTGTTAAAGGGTTTTTCGAGATTTTATCAAAGGAACTGGAAAAATTGGAGTATGATTATTCTCGAAGTCGGTGTGTGCACATTCTTTCGACGCCAAATTGGCGACGAATTCTTGAGAGTGGAAGTTTTCTTCCGCCGCCTCCGCCAGTTCTTCGGGAGGAACCGCCTCCTCCGATGGGAGAGGAGACGGAGGGAGAGGAACAGACAGAAGATGTTCGAAGTGAGACGGAGGGAGATTTGGAAGAGGAGATGGAGGAAGAGGATTCCAACATTTCTGAGATCGAGGATGAGACTGATTATTGAGTATTGAGTATTAATCTTATCTGTTATTGAGACAGGTAAGATTTTTTAGGCGCGGATGAGTCGATCCTGAATACCGAAATTTTCTAATTGATCGAGAATGCGATCGACAAGGGCGTCACGAGCAATATCAGGGACATTTGTGGAGTAGTCTGCCAGAATACAATTTTTGGAACAGTAGACACCTTCCCAGCTGCCGTGGGGTCGAGGAGCTCGAATGGCCCAGTAACGATTGGCAATTTTAAGATGACAGACGTCACAGTTTCCGGTAAACCAGTCGACGTCATCATCGACGATTTCGAGATCTGGATCATAACGGTCGAACTCTGTACTTGTGAACATGCGAGATTCCCACTCATGAGAGGGAGAAGTGGGATCTTCGACGTCTTCCTCTTTTTCTGGAAGAGGGACATCAAAGATGGGATTGGCAGGGCCGAAGATACGGAAGCGGGCAATATCACTTGTCAGACGATCTAACTTGATGTTTTCCTTGATAAAACCTTCAAGAAGGAGATACTTTTCTTCCACGGTTGAAATATTGAGTTGAGAGCGGATGGTGTCTTGAGCGATTTCGATATCTTCCGGAGGAAAGCCGAGTTCTCGAAGACCCTCTGTAAGAAGTTCTGTTGCTTTCTCATTGGATGGGAGCTGGATATGAATTGGATCGGAGGGGGGAACAATGATTTCATCTTCATAGGGAAGGTCGTCGGCTTTGGGGGCCTCCGGACGATTGCGAGGTCGGGCGAGAAGATAACCACTGGGAATGTCAGAGTAGGTTAAAGTTCCCGTGAGATCCCAGACGACAAAGTTTTTCACCCAAGGAGGACGCTCGGCAAAGGGAGCTGTTTCATCGAGTTTTGACTCTAAGAAGTCGATCATATCATCATTTTGTTCTTCACGAGCGACATCAAGAAGTTCTTTATAGGTGTCGAAAGATTGTTCACCATAGATTTGGAGAAGGCGTTTCATGGCGATAGGGACGATGGGTCCTTGATCAAAGGAGATTAGATTTGTGACATGTTCGAAAAAGGTGATTTCTGGATAGACACGAGCCATGAAAGCGAGGAGATTTTCAGAGAATCGGTATTTGGTAAAGATATATGTAAGAAGAGGTAAGACTTCTTCACTGGCATTGTTTTCGACGAATTCATTAAAGATGATTCGGGCGATGAGATGGCGATTGGCTGCGACACAGGCAGTAAGGAACTGGTTAAGAATTGTATCAGAAGTGTCAACGTCAAGTTTTTCAAGGGGAATTCGTTTAATCCAGATGGAGACGTCAAGAGAATTATCAGTTGAAATTGCATCAAAGATTAGTTTCATAAGAATTGTGGCATCTTCCAAATTTTCCATAGGTATCGTTGAAAGAAGATTCCGATCTTATAAGAGACAAACAGAAGAAGACATCAAAACAAAAAAATTTCAATTTCTTCTTTAAAGAGTTAAAAGATTTTAAGTTATTTGTCAAACGGGAATAAGAGGAAGAGAAATTAGGAAGTGAAAATAAGAAGACAAGTAAAAGATGTCCACTCTTACCTTAGAAGTTTTTATTTCTCAACTTAAGATTCTTATTGATAATGGAGATTCCTTAATTTCATCGATTAAATATCCCAAGTTACTTTTATCTGCACTTACGGACCTTAATAATCTTATTGAGATGGAGGAAGCTAAAAAGTCGATTCTTCAACAGCTTCAGTTTCTCATTGTTCAGAATGCGATGAGAAATCCCGCCGTGACATTTGAAGATCATCTGATGAGTGTTGTCATTTATGGACCGCCGGGGACGGGTAAAACTAAACTTGGTGTCATTCTGGCCAAGATTTGGACATCTCTTGGGATTATTAAGCCGATGTCGGGTATCTCATCTTCTTCGGAAAGTGAGGATAGCAGTTCCTGGAAGACGAAGGAAGACGCTTATCTCAGTCGTATTGTGACACTTCGGAAGGTGATTTCTGTCTATCAGACACAATGTCAGCAAATTAAGGAAATGTCACTTCATCAACACGATCTGCTATCTCAACTGGAGAAACAGATTTGCCGGGTACGACCTGATGTTCCGTCAATACTTCGAAATACAAAAGAGACCGAGAAGTACCGATTAATAAATAAGGAGTGGGATGACATTGAGACGATAATCCGAGAACTGAAATTTACGGCTGGAAAGATTTCAAGAGATACGTCTGTCGAAGGAAGTGACGCCGATGACGTCTTCAGTAAGAAGATCTGTCATGATGAGAGTGGAGAAAAAGAAAAAGAAAAGGATAACGAGAAAGAAGATATACCCATTGTCATTGTCAGTCGACAAGATCTTGTTGCGGAATATCTTGGTCATACTGCTATAAAGACGTATAATCTTCTTCTGAAAAATCTAAAAGAGGGAAAAGTCACCTTTATTGATGAGGCCTACTCTCTCGTTACGGGAGAACGTGACACCTTTGGTCTTGAAGCTCTGACAACTCTTAATAAGTTCATGAGTGAGCATCCGGAGGCTATTATCATCTTTGCCGGATATAAGGATCTCATGCAGGAGACCATCTTTAAATATCAACCGGGACTCAAGCGTCGTTGTGCCTGGGTTCTTGAGATTGAAGGTTACTCTCCGGCAGGTCTTGCCCAAATTTTTCTGTCACAGTTATCACAACATGGGTGGACTCTTGATCCATCGATTAATCTGGTTGACTTTTTTCTGCGAAATCGGAACTCTTTTCCCAACTTTGGAGGTGATACAGGGAAACTCGCTTTCTACTGTAAACTTGCCTACTCTGATTACATTTTCCGAAACTTCTCCACACTTGAGTCCGACCCAAACTTTGTCGCCTCTCAAATTACTTTTCCCATGTTAAATTCGGCCCTTTCTGTACTCATCACTCATGATACATCGAAACGGCCGAAGGAAGAAATTCCTTTTGGCATGATTCTCTAACGTCGAGATTTCTCTGGAATTTCGAGGAGAAAAATATTATCTTTCGTCTGTTTCTTTCAAGCAGAAGAAAGTATACAGTGTTATGAAAGGACAACTCGATCTCGATTCAGACGAAAAGACGACGAAGAAGAGAGATAAAAATTTCCCCTTGTTCAGACGAAGGAAGACTCAGACTGACTGGACATCGGTTTTCCGAAAAGAAAATCCTTCTCACGAGAAGGAGGAGGAAACTTATGACTATACTATCTATACGGATGGATCCTGTGCCAATGGAATTGGAGGATATGGCATTGTTGTTGTGAGAAAGGATGTGATTCGAGAGGAGAAGGGTCGAGTTCAAATAACTCCCTGTACGAATCAGAAGGCGGAGCTCTATGCCATTCGAAAGGCCTTGGAACTTCGACATCAACTGCCAACGTCGACTGGGACAATTCGAATTCGGACGGATTCTCGGTATGCGATAGGATGTTTGACGTCGTGGATTAACAGATGGCTAAAGAATGGTTGGAAGACGAGTCGAGGAGAGCCCGTTCTTAATCGAGAAGAGATTGAGATAATTCATCAACACTTGACCGAAGCCTCGTCAAACTGGAAGATTGTCTTTGAGTATGTTCCGGGACACGCCGGCGATTCGTATAATGAGAGGGCAGATCAACTTGCAAACCAAGGTCGTCTCCAAGAATAAAAAAAATATTAGATAGAAGAAGTCTATCTAATATTTACTGAGCTGAATTTTCGGCGACTTGGGGAACTGGATTAATGGTGACACGTTTTTTCCGACGCAACTTTTTTCGCTGACTCTTTGTGAGAGGAGGAGGAGGAGGATTTGTTGTTTCGGGGACGGGGAGATCTTTTGTTGGAGGGTCGGAAGAAGTGTTTTCCGAAGAATTGCTCGATGAAACTTGTTCCTCCGAAGGAAGAGAGGTATTGGGAGCTGAAGACTCTGGCTGCTCAAATGGAGGAAGAACTTCATCATGAATTTCATGGACGGCTTTGACGATCATTTCATAAATATGTCCCTCATTACGACGAGTGAGACGTTCTTTCAGAAGAGGAAGCCACTTTTCATCGAAGTCGGGTTGACGTGCATACTGATCTCGAATGGCTGAAACACGTTTGTCAAAGTTTTCTTTCGCTTTCAGAGCCTCGGAACTGTAATAGGAGTAAGTGGCACGATTTTTAATTGCAACATACCAATTATGAATATAGGAATCGATGGTGGTGGGATCTTGTTCATTTTCTCTCTCGGAAAGAAGTTCTTCCTCGATTCGTTTTCGTTCTTCAAGTCGTTCATTTTCAGCGGCAATATCTTTTTGGTATTGTTGAAGCAGTTTTCCATTCATATCAACGGGAATGTATTCGGTACGGTCATGACGAACTTGATCGTCGAGAGCTTGCCAAGTACAGGTTTTCATAACAAAGATAGACTTGTGTCCCGTGATTTCAATGATGTGTTTAACTCGGTTAATGGCTTGTTCCTTGGTTGGATAGTTTCCGAGTGGAATATAGAATCCATACACATTTTCCGGTTTTTCGGCAAGAAAGTATGCGAGAACGGAGTATTCCTGATCTGGAGGAGGTTTTAATTTGGCGAGAGCTTTATAAGTGTTAATTGCCTGACGGCGCTGGGATGTTGGAAGAAGAGAGGAAGCACTCATTTATCTCCAAGAAGATAAAGGGGTATTTCAAGAAATCAATTTTGGCGCTAGGTCTTAATACTTCGATTTCGAAGACAAGATAAAGCAAAAAAAGGCGTCTTTAAAATTAAAAAGGAAGACCTTTTCAAGATGGGACAGAAACTCGATAAAGAGACAAATGGAGTCAATGATTGGGAACTTCATATTCTTGTCAGTTCGATTGTCTTAATCTTTAATGAAGTTGTGAATAAGCGTCGATCTGTATCTGACGCAACAAATGCGATTATATCTCGACTTCGTGATTATAGTCGCTACTCTTTAGTTCCAAAGAGGAGTCCAAATCCAGATAATCTTTATTTTCCAGGTGGCAAACTCCAACTTGTCATCTCGGAAAAATACTATGATCGTGACGGATATCATGCGTGGGCTCTAACCTTAGAAATTTCATCCTCGACACGATCGTGTAAAGTGCTTTATGGAGTTCCGATTTCTCGTTCTCAGTCTCGAGCTCCTTCCGAAACGGCAAGTATAAATAAGAAGGATTCTCTCTCATTTCAACAGAGGGGTGAGACACGAGAGCCAGGAAAAGAGAAAGGATCGCGACGAGATTCAAATTCTCTGCCTCGAAATACGAGTAACTCTCTCCCCAAAGCTGGTCGGACTTCCATGATCCAACAAGATATTGTAGAGGCGGTTTCTCCCAATATGTCGCGACAGATACCAAGAGGAACAAGTTCAGGGACTCAACAACGACTGACCATTTTGGATGACATGGTTAATCCGACCTATCAAATGCCATATTATTCCGGAAATGTCAATGTTTCAGGGATTTCACAAGGTCAATTACCCGTTGACCCTCTTCAGAGCTCGTTAACAGAATTATATTTAGCATCGAATTATTGAAGAAACTTTATAGAAAGAAATTTATGAACTAAAATCTGAGTCTAACAAAAAGTATGTCTTGCCAACCGTGCAAAAGTAGAGATCATCTTCCGAAATGTGCGATTCATGCAATTTTAAATCGTCTCGTTTGCTCTCTCTGCTCGACATATCGTCATAAGAATCGTAAATATGAAGACTTCCGATGTGCTGTCCGTATTCTTTCCAGTCGTTCCGTTGATCCTCGAGCTGGTTATGCTGCTTTCCTCGGTCTTCGTGATAATGATCCTTCGAAATTTGCGGCCATTTATATTGACAATATTCGGGGAGAGTATGATCCAAATCTTGGCCAACACCGTGTTTATCATATCGCCTTCGTTACCTATGGTGATATTAACGCCATCTGTCGCACACTTCAACAACGCCAACTGACGATTGCCGGAAATGCTGTGGAACAGACAGGTGAAAGTCTGGTTGAAGGTTCCGTCGCTCTTCGTCTTCCCACAGCTCAAGTTAATCCGAACTTCCCCGTTGGTCTTACAAATCCTCTTCCTCTGGGTGCACTTTCGTCCGCTCCTCTTGTTCCAGGCACTCCTGAAGCAATCGCTTTCGGTAATGAAAATGCTATCTTCTAATGTGTCTTCTATCTTCTCTTTGAAGGAAGATAGAAGATAGTGTCGTCTTTTCTAGGAAAAGGAGTTGGGACGCCAGGCTCGAACGGCAAGATTATGAGGAGGAGCTCCAAATCCTGTTGCGAAGAAAAGAGTTCCCTCGGCAACTGTCAGAGATGTCGCAATAATATTGTCCTGGATATTCGGTTCCGATAATTGGGTTAGGAAGAGGTAGTTCCCATTTTTGGCATTAAATGCGCTAATTCGTCCAATTGACGTTGACAAATATAAGATTCCATTGGCTACGGCGAGACCTACAACAGTTCCTCCTGGGATCTTTTCAGATTTCCAGATCACCTTCCCACTTGAGGCATCAAGGGCAAAGAGATCTGTTTCACTGTCCTTGGCGCCAAGAAGAAACGGGTTGATTGGCTGGTTGTCATTGAGAGGTCTCATTCCTGCTACATAGAAAATTCCCTTGGCATAGGCATGATGTCCATTAAATGTCTTAATCGAGTTGACCATATCCATTCTCATTAAGACCGTGCTCCATCGAATTTCTCCCGTTTCTCGATCCAGACCATAGGCGATACCACGCATATCCGCTACCAAGAGTAACTGAAGCTTTGAAAATCTATGTTTCGAGCACCTCTTTTTAACATTGGCTACAATAGGAGTGGCCAAAACGTCAAAGTTGGTCACACTTCCGGTACTTGTGATATTAAAAATGTCTCCAAATGAAAACTGTCGATGCCAGACCAAGGATCCGTTAGGATTCGTCGTATCATATCTCAGGGCGAGGATTGAGTTGGTAAATGGTGAGTAGGGAGGTGTTGCTTGATAATTCTGTCCCGTACCGACAAAGAGAAGTTTGCGCTGAGGATCAAAAGAAATTCCACTTGAGATTCCACCTCCTGGTGCAAAGGGTTCGGGAGTTGTTTCAAATCTCCATCGTATCTCTCCAGTTAAGGCATTGAGAGCGAGAACAGCTCCTCGGGTCGAATAAGGTGGAGGCAGGAACTCATTTTCCGCACTTGACAGAGGAACGATAAGAATATCATCAACAAGGGCGGGGAATATTTTTATTTCGTTATTCAAGATTTCTGTCGACGATATAAAATTGATTTTCGATGAAATTGAAAAAGATTTCAGGAAATATTCTTATCGAATAGCGAAAAGAGAAAGAGAATTCATGTCAGGTGATATTAAACAGGAGGTTGCGAACATTCTTAATATTCCCAATACGGATGCATGGGATATTGTTTCATCGGATCCCGATCGGCACCTATATCTAATTCATTACAGTTCCGAGGCCAATCTGGCAAAATACGGCTGGTTACGAGGAATTGTCATTGATCTTTCGGCGCGGGCGATTGTGTGTCAATCGTATGGTTACACTCCGACGGTTAATGCATCAAGTCTGAAGGTGTCCTATGATGGATGCATTCATCTGACAGATCTGAATCGAGCTGAATACAAGCTGGATCCGAATAAGATTCAGATAAAGTATGGGTTTGAGGGAACCATAATTCGGATCTTTAAACATAATGGTATTGTGTATCGGACGACACATCGACGTTTGGATATTTCTCGATCACGGTGGGGTTCTTCAAAGACATTTCTTGAGATGTATAAGGAGTTGAAGGGGCCAACTGATGAAATGCTTTTTAACCCTCAGTCGCGCTATAGTCCTTATTGTCACATTTTCTTGATGGTTCATCCAGATGTTCTTATCGTGTCAAAACAGATGATTGGGCCGGGGTATATGGTGTATCTTGGATACAAGAAACTCTGGTCTCTGGATCCGAAGGAGTGTCCATATAAACAAACGGGGCCAAATGGAGAACTTCCGTCGGGAGTTACACAAGAAGAGTTTGATCTGGATCCTCGACCGAACGCTGGGTGGATTGATCCAGACGTTCGAGTTCCGCCGACCGTGAAGGAGCTTCCGGAGAGGATTATGGAGCCGGTTCTCTATTCGCCGTCGCCCATTTCTCTTGAGATGGCGAATTATCACTTGAGGTTTGGATTTTATAAAGAGTTTGATGATTCGACTCTTGATCCTCGTCTGGGAACGGGAGAGTTTGTCATCATCTACTGTTTCGATGATGAGGGTAACATATCAAGTCTTCTCAAAGTCCAGTCGAAGGCGTATGAGTGGAGATGTGGAATGAGAAATAATGAGCCGAATTTAAGATATCGTCAGTTCCAGCTCTTAGACGGTTCCTATGCTCGAACGGAGACTCGAGAGGGCTATCAAGACTTTGTCAGTCGATATCCCCTGATGACTCCGTATCCCTATGAAGAGGTTGTGAAGTCAATACAAACAAAGGGCCCGTTTATCGTCTGGCCTCAACGAAATGTTCGAGTTCCTCTTGAAACACAATCCGATCGATACTATAATATTTGGTTAGGATTTTTGATGGCGATTCCCCTTCATCGCCAGTATGATGTCGTGAATGAATACGCTCAGATTATGAAGGATTGGGACGATGTTTACAAGTGGCTAGTCTCTCTTGAGGAACAAAATGACATTGATTCTCTTCCGATTCCGGAACGGGCCCGAAATCTCATTGAAGCGTCAAGAAAGGTTGCCCGGGACAAGAACAATCGTGGAAAGAACATTTCTCGAAGTGGACAAAAGCTTACAGTTTCAGATCTCACACATCGTCAGATATATACCTACCTCTCGAGAGAGAATGGAGCCTCGCTTTACCGGCTAGTTCGAGATCATCGTGCCTTCGAACAAGAACAGGAAAAGGCAAAAGAAGTTGATCAAGTTGCCGAAAGTATTAAGACCGAGCAGATGAAACAAGGGAATCCCGAACCTCTGGAACATCTGACATAAGTCCAATCGCGATTGACGTTCCGAATCTTTACTATGTCTTGAGAGACATAGTAAAGGTGTTCTCTCATGATCGAGACTGTCCTTTATTTTTATTATTGACGTTTTCCCAACGCGGAAAAGAAAAGAAAACGCTTAATCGATTTCAAGATCGAAGCGGTCATAAGACTTTGTTCCACTTTCATTCTCATTCTCATTCTCATTCTCATTCTCATCCTCATCCTCATCTTCGGAGGATGAGGGAAAGTTGTTAAGAAGATTAAATTTCGCAAATGCCATGGAGAATCGAGACGAAAAGTGGCGAATTAAGTAATAATTATAGGGAGCCACCAAATAGTAGGACGGAATGTTATAGTCCTGCGATGAAATCGTCGAGGAAGAGCCAGTTTTCTCTGTCTCACTCTTCAATCGGTCACACTTCTTCTGACTTTCTGGTAGCGTCTCTTCTTTAATTGGAGACCGATATTGAGGAGTTGAAGGTGGAGTTGGAGGTGCGGATCCCTCCCGTGATGTCTCAATGGGAGTTTTATCCGGGGTCTGAACCTGGGGACTTTGCATAATTGGAGTCTGACGCGCCAGTATCATATCATCATATTCATGAACGTTGACTCGTGATTGAAGAAGTTCCAAACATCGCGGAATCTGTTCAATTGACGTGACGATCTGATTCTCGACTCGAGTACAGGCGTTTTCAATTCGCTTGAGACATCCATCGATTCGGTAACAGATCTCTTTATCAGATGCATAGGTCGTTTCTTTGAGATTTTGGAGACCCGTCTTCGTATTTTTAAGAAGAATCACAAGATCGAGCTCTTTCTTAAGAAGTCCTAATGTCATGTCAATGATTTCCTCAATTCGATCGAGGGTCTTATGTCGATTCTCTCTCATTAACATACGTCGTGCCGCACTCGAAATCGTCCGATGTGGCATCAACGTCATATTGTTAACATTAATCGTATAATAGGGCGGTATTGACGCGATTAACGTCAAAGCCTTCCGTATCTGTTCCATCGAATATGTCTTCCTCTTTGAAGACATCTTTCTTTCCGATATGAAATTCTTACTAATTATCCCCAAAAATCGACTTGAAAAAAAAGTCAAATTCTAACCCGAATTCTTCTCTCGATCTCCCGATTTCGATATTGTCGGAAATCTTAAAACGTTCGTTCGAGCGAACACCCGTCGATGGAGAGTCTTTCCGTACAAATATTTTCCATAAATCCAATTCTGAAGATATCTTGACATCGTGGAGAAGATGAGTTAAAAGATATAAATCTCTTCAGACTCGAGAAAAAGCTGAAGAGAAGATTTTATAAGAAAAGGAAATGGTGACAGACACATCATCTGGCTTCGATATTATGAAGTTTAGAAGGAGAAAAAGAAGTTGCAGTCGAATTAATAGGAATCGAGATGAGACTGTCGAGATTGGGTATTGAGAATTGGGATTTCTTTCTTACGTATCGGGGACGAAGAGAGAAAACGTTTTCGGAGAGAGTAAAGTTTTTCTTCCAGAAAGGAGTCCCACTTTCCCCACCATTGAGCTTGAGTCCAAACAAAGGCAAAATAGACAATGATAAAGATGAGAAGAAGAATTACCAAGTATGAAAAACCAGAGGGACTGCGATGAAGAAGAAAGAAGGAAATGGGAAAGACTGTAATAAGAGCAACAAAAAAGGCCAGTCGCCAATTGACGAGGGTGTGATTTTTTCGGACGGTTTCAATTGTTTTATCGATTCCTTCGAGGAGAGAGTCTGACTCGTTCATGGGGAGAGTGGAGTTGTGACAGGTTTTATGAAGCATATCTTGAGATCCATACTCGGACCAGATAATGTAGGCGAGAAGAAGAAGAGTAATAATAATTAGATGAATCAAGGAAACTCGCATAATTTTAATGTTTATTTATTTTCCTGTTTTTCTTTCGACTTGAAGAGTGTGAAGATTCAAAGTCGATGAGAGTTAAGACAGAAGGAGAGTGGAAGACATTGCTATGGGTAATTCAAAGGTTTCAAAGGGGACGGAAGTGCCATTGACCGTAAATTCTGAGAAGGTGATAACGTAGATGTTATTCTCGAGAGAAAGATGACCATGAGCAATTCCGATATTTTCTCGATTATCATTGGTGATTGTGAAAGTGATAGATTGATGTGGGATGGAACGGATTCGACTGGCATCTTCTCGGCCGAAGGGGTAAATTTTTGGTTCCGATGAAAGAATACCCGCGAGTTCAACGAATATTCGGAGAGAATTGTTTTTCAGTTCGGTTTTACTATCATTGGTAATGTAGAGTTCATTATTAAAGAAGGGGATAAATTCCAGGTTCTCGTCGTGAGAAAGAATTGGCATGTTGTCTTCTCTGAAATCCTCTTTCGGGGGAGGAACATTTTGTGGAAAAGGATGAGTTTCCGAGAGAGGAGGTTGGATGTCTTCTTGGGATGGAAAGGGTTCCCGATGAAGAGCTTTAAGAAGACGTTGACCAAAGTCCGTGTTCGAGAGCCAGGGAGATGTGAAGAGATCTTGAAGGTAGGTTTGGACGGAAAGACGGACAGATTCGGCCAGGTCTTCACGACGGAGGAATGGCGGAGAGGGTTGATCGGATGTTTTAGGTTGGAGTTCATCAATGATAGATTCAACCGAAGAAGAATTGGGCATGACAGGTTCAGGAATATTTAAAGGAGAAGATGCGGAAGATGAAACAACTTTTGAATGAAAAGATGGTGAAAACCGATTGAAGACACGGTTTGTCGGTTTAACAAGAGTTTGTTTAATTGAGCCGTCCGTTCCGACGTGAATTACATTGGTTGGAAGTTCCGTTGGGAATACGGAGTCTGGAACTGGAGATGACCAAGGGCCGAAAGAGGACGAGGAAGACGAAAAACGAGAATTACTTTTCGGAGAGCGGAACATTTCTATTTACTAGAGAGAGGAGTCTCTTTTTAAGGAGACTTTTCCTGGAGATGGGAGGGGAAAATAAAGATCGAGCGAGGAAGATGGACGAGAGATTGTTCTTCAAGAGAAGATTAAAAATGATTTCGATGGGAAGACTCTTTGGAGAAATGAAGAAAAGACAAGTTCGGGGAAAGAAACTTCTCTTCTCGAAAGGATATCGAATATGGGAATTGGAAAATTAAATGAGCTATTGAGAAGTAAGTGTCGGTCTGTCTTTGTTCCACGTCCATTAACCCAATTTTCGGGGAAGAGGATAGCGATTGATGCAAACAATTGGATTTATACGACACTGTCAGTTGCACATCGACGAGTTGTTGATGTGACGGATGTGGCAGTATCCGATCCGGATCGGAGTCAGATACTTAAACTGTGGTTAACGTCCGTGATGGATTCGGTTTGTCTCTGGCTGACATATGGAATTACTCCGGTTTTTGTCTTTGATGGAGAGTATCCGGAAGAAAAGGAGGAGACTCGGAGACAGCGACGGGAAAAGAAGCAGTCTCTTTTTTCGGAGATAGTGAAGTTGAAGGAGGAACTTCGATCTCTGGATATTCTCAGTCGAACTCCCGAACACATTAATCGACTTCGGAGCTTAATGAGACAGTGTTTTTATCTTGATCCAGTTGAACTGGAACTTTTGAAGTCTCTTCTTCATGGAATTGGAATTCCAATTTTGCGGGCGAAATCTGAGGCGGAACAGCTTTGTGCTTCTCTCTGTATCGAGGGGAAAGTGACGGCGGTGTTTTCAGCGGATACTGACACGTTAATTCATGGATGTCCTCTTCTTCTTACCGAGTTTACGGAGACCGTCATCTCTCCGGAGACGGAATCAAAGGTTCATCAAGTGATGACGGTGTCACTTCGAGATGTTCTTCAGAGCCTGGAAATTCCATTTTCGACACTTGTGGATCTTGCGATCATGGCAGGATGTGACTATAACGAGAGTATCAAACAGTTGGGAATTGAGCGTGCCTTCAAATTAATGAAGACGTATCGTTCTATCGATTATCTTCCTCGAGTGGCTGGAAATCCTCATCTTCTGGATTTCAAACAGACGCCCTGTCGTCTTCCGGAGACATATAAAGGAGAAAAGTTAACATATGATTTACGGGTTCTTAAACATGAGACGTGTCGACGTCTCTTCGCCTATTGTCCGAGTGTGAAGCTTCTGGCAAATGAAGAAAGAGAGGGACAGAGTCTTGACTTCTTACTTAATGTGAAGAATGTTTTGGGAGAACGTGGGCGGGACATTTTATCTCAATATAATTTAATCCGATATTTGTCACGTCTTGTTCTCCTCTATAAGAATCTTCCGTCTCCCGTTTCCGAGATGTCTCGACCACCTCGTCAAGCGAAACTGGTCATTCTTCCCATCTCGGAAGAGGTTTCCGTCTAACATTTATCTATAATATGTTCTTCGAAGAAAGAACATATTATAACGAAATTAGATCGTGGAGAACGCCATTCGATAGTGATGACGACAGACCGGAATATAGAGGTCAGCTCCTCCGATAACTTTCTGTTCTTTTGAAGAGTCGAGACGCATAGTAAAGGGGGCGTCGACGAGATTTCGGGGTGACTCTTTAAGACACTGGTAACATTTGGCGGTCAGTTTGATAATGCGGTCACAGAGAGGAACAAGTTCAAGAATATGACCAAAGGGACGGAGAAAGGCGTCACTATCGAGACCGGCACAAATCACAATCTTATTTTGTTCATGAACCCACCATGAGACACAGGAGTAGAGATCATCAAAGAATTGAGATTCATCGACTCCAATAACATCATACTTGGAGATATCGACACTTCCAAGAGACGACACCTTTTTCCAGGTAATCTTCGAGGAGAGTTGTCTCGTCGAACTACTATGAGATGAAAAGACATCCCCACGAGTGTCGTCAGAATGATTGATATACAGGACGGAATAACCAATATCAGCATACATAGTTAAATCGTGGAGAAGACGGGAACTCTTTCCTGCAAACATGGGTCCGACGTAGAGAGTAAGGTGTCCAACATTGTCTACTCTCGGAGAGGAGCCGTGAGACATTTGAATTTTTTTTGGAGAATTATCTTTTTTGTATTTCAAAAATGTTCTCAAATTCAAGCCCTCTTCTGACGGTGAATCCGACATTTTTGTTGAGGGGACTCGATCCAAGTCGAATTATGGATCAGTATATCAATGGTACCTTTCCACGTATTCAAATCCCGACGGAAAAGATTAACATATCTTTAATTTCTCCAGTTGTCTCGTCCTCCATCAGTTCCAATCCTGAAGATGAGATCTACATGTTTCGGACGAAGGGGAACAGTTTTCAAACGGTTGCCACGACAAATCATCAGCGGTATTATCTTTTTACAAAGGAGGGAAGAGAAATTCTCAAGGGTGGTGTCTGTGACTGGTGTCGAGTGTCATTTGATCATATTGCACTTGGAATTCCGGTCAGACTCGATGTCCATCGAGATGAAGATGGAAGAGAAATTTTTGTTTATTACCTTGATGGATGTATGTGTAGTTGTGAATGTGCTCTTGCTGAGTTAAAACGAAACTTCTCTCTGAACTATCGGTATCGTAATGCTCTCTATATGGACTCGGAGCAACTTTTAAGACACTTGTATAGTGTCATGTATCCCGATGCCGGTCCTCTTCGAGAGGCGCCCCACTATCGACTGTTAAAACAAAATGAGGGAAGTCTCACGTTAAAAGAGTATCATGACAAGAAACATATCTATGTTCCGACGCCCAATCTTCTCTTGGCTCCAGTTAAACAACAATATCTTAAAATTCCGGTTGTCTAATCGATATCTTTTTGGAGCATAAAGTCTCCAAAAAGATGACATTAAATTGAAATCGCTTGACTTGAAATCCGAGTTCAGAAAAGAAATGTTGTCAGCAGTAAGTCAGGGAATTTATGCATGGTTATCTTCCTATTACAATATTCTGAGAGGATTTCTTCGTTACTGGATCTCTCGACCAACACTTGTTTCGTTTTGGAACGATAACGTTCTTCTTCTTGAATATCGACATCTGAATAGGATGTATCAGGTCTACTTACCCTATTCTCGACGAAATCTGGCCAAACATGTTTGTCGTCGAGTCTTTCTCATTCGGAGAGAGAATGACACGGAGAAACTCATTGAGCTTTCTCAACAACCTGGAATTAAATATTTCGTCACGGCCAGACAACTGGGAGGAGTTGGATTTGAAGTCCACGATGAAGAAACGGTTAAACGTTACACCGAAGATGAATATATCGATGATTTCTAATTACCAAATATAAATTTATGACTCAGTATAAAGGGCTTCTTTATACTAAGTTTAAAATGAAAGTCCAACTGAAATACTCTAACGTTTATCCGAGTGAGGAGATCATCCAAAATCTGAAGAGTACACTTCAAAAGTCTCAATCACTGATCATTACACTTCATGGACCTCTGTCAAACACTCGTCAGAGATTTCCATTCTATACAGAGACGGTAATTGAAGGAACCAGTCCATCAGTTCACTTTACATCTCCTCTCCTTCAAAATCAAGCACCCCTGGAAATGTGTGTCCGGCAATATGAGAAACTTCGTATCACGCCGCAAAATCACTCCTACTCCTATATTCTCGACGGTCTCCTTCATAATGATGTCACAATTACAGGAAAGATTAACCATATTGTGACGTCCCGCTGTTCCAATCTTACCTTGCGTTTACTTGAAGGAACAATTTCAGGAATCGATATTTTGTATGGAGACAATATTAACATTGAACTTCCCTCTCATACATATACAAATCTCGAATATGTCGAATGTAGTTCCATCTCCGGACAAATCGTTGATACATCCAAAATCAAACTTGACTCTTCCTGGAACGTTCGTCTTAACAATGAAGTAACACGGGCTTCTCCCTTTGTTCGCCTGACTCTTGAAAATAATGTCTGGTCCGTTCAGTCAAGTAATCTCTCGATGCCGAAAATTTCCGCTCTGACTTCTGACTCATAACAAACTATCGTCAGGTCTCGTCAATAGTATTTATTATCCTTGAAAAATGTCCATGATAAAAGTCAAGACAGGAATATTTTTTTTGCGTATTCTAAAATGTCAAGTTCGATCGACTCCATGAAATGGACGGATTTATATCGAACTTTTAATCGGTCTTCTCGGAACAATTGTAATCATGATGAATTTTCATGTGTCGCGACTAACCCTTTTTGCAATCAGTGTGCTCAAAAGTTGTCATCATTTTCATCCTCCTGTCTCTCTTCATCTCTCGATGAATCCAGTACATATACTTATGACAGCTGCCCATCTTCTTCCTGTCCCTCAACATCTCTAAATGAATTCAGCACATACACCTATGATAGTTGTCCATCTTTTTCCTCTTCGACATGTCCCTCTTCGACACGAAGCTCCTGTCCATCGACGTCAAGTTCAGGCTCTTTCTCAACGTGTCCATCATCGTTCGTTAGTTCATGTCCTTCCTCGACCCATTTCTCTTCAGGTTCCGTGGAATCAAAGCCATCTTCTTCCTGTCCTTCCTCCTCGTCGGAGTCAGACTTCTCTTCCTCCTGTCCCTCCTCCTCCTCTACAAGTTTATGTTCTTCCCATGACGAGTCCTATTCCGAGGAGTCTTCATATACATCGACATCATCAGATGATTCTTCCTCTTCTTCAACGCGGTCCGATTCTTCATCGTCTCCGTCATGTCATCCCTCTTTCTCTTCCATCTCTAATTCCTCAAGTTCCGGTCCTTCTTCCTTTCCGACGTCGACTGGGACTTCATGTCTCTCCTCGACCCCCTCGTCGAGTTTCTATCCCTCCTCCGAATCAGGATATTATTTCTCATCCTCAACCTCATCCTCATCCTGTCCTTCCTCGACTTCCTCGTCAAGCTTCTATCCCTCCTCCGAATCAGGATATTCTTTCTCATCCTCAATCTCATCCTGTCCTTCCTCGACCCCCTCGTCAAGCTTCTATCCCTCAACCTCATCCTCATCCTGTCCTTCCTCGACTTCCTCGTCAAGCTTCTATCCCTCAACCTCATCCTCATCCTGTCCTTCCTCGACTCAAACGATCTCAGATTCATTTGACGTCTGTCCAGGATGCAAGAACTTCTATTATCGTGTTGTTGTGGGACCTCCAGGACCCGAAGGACCTCGAGGTTTGAGAGGAGAGAAGGGTTGTCCAGGACCTCAAGGACCCCCCGGACCGCCTGGACCTCAAGGACTTCGAGGACCTAAGGGTGATCAGGGACCTCCGGGACTCCAAGGAATTCGAGGAGAAAGAGGTCCTCCCGGACCTCAAGGACCTCCAGGTCCAGTCGGACCAACAGGACCTCGAGGTCTTCAAGGAGAGATTGGTCCTCAAGGTCCTCGGGGACCTCAAGGAGTTCCCGGAGAGAAAGGAGAAAGAGGACTTCCAGGACCTGTGGGACCTCCAGGTCCTCAAGGACCACCGGGTCCACCGGGACCTCCAGGACCTAAAGGTGAACGAGGTGATCCGGGGATTCCAGGACCTCAGGGACCTCCAGGTCCTCCCGGTATCTGTGTGTGCAGTGGAAAAGTTGGTCACGGATCCCTCTATGGCGAGTCTCGACAAAAGAATATCATCATCGTAGATCCAACCTATGGTAGTGACTCCACGGGACAACGAGAAGGAAGTCCATTTAAGACTCTGCGGGGAGCCATGAAAGAGGTTCGTTCTGGTGACACGGTCTACCTTCGAAGTGGAGAATATGACGATCTTCAACTCGTCCCCAATGTCACGATTATTGGTGAGGGACGTGTTATTGTAAGAAATCTCCTTCCAAATACCAAACATTCCGAAAATCTTTCCGTCGAAGTGTCAAATGTCTCCTTTATTCCCCTTCGGGGTCCCGTGTTCATTGAGTCCTATTCGGGAATAAAGTTTAACCGGTGCCACTTTGAAGTCTCCACTCCATTTGAAAAGTCAAGAGTTATCGGAATCGCTATCGTTAACTCAAATGTCCAGTTTCATTTCTCATCCTTTACGATTTCAGGATCCTCCCCCGGAGATACTGTCACGGCATTCCAAATTCTGGGAGGACAGTCAAAGGTTTCCGTGTGTTGCTCAGAGATTAATCTTATTGGAACTCGAAACTCTCTCTCCTCTCTTATTGAGGTGGGCTTTACTCATCGACACTCAAGTATCGTCTTTACTCATAACACTATTAACATCTCAGATGCTGGTTCCTCCTCTCTTCGAGGAATTGTTCACCAACAGACAAGTGCCATCACAATCTTCTGCCAAAATATCATCTCGGTCTCGTCGGAAGCACCCAATAGTACCTTTGAATTAGTCTCAAGTAAAGGCGGTTATATCTCGGCCTCTGGAAATGATGGAATCTTCTCTCCTCCGGATTCCTGGAAAGGTCGGGTATCTCTCAGTCGGGAGAAAAAGGATAACGAAAGTGTCTCCGTCTTTTCTAACAACTTTAATGTTGATACCGTTGCGTCCCTCTCGAAAACTTCTTTCCTGAAAGGAATCTCTACCTCGACCACTTTAACAGACTCCGATTCTGACATACTTATCACGGCCGATCATCCCATTACAATAACGCTGCCAAAGATATCCCATAAATTTAATCCCCAGCTCAATCAAACTTCATCCTCTCTGATTGAAATACGTGCCCTCCGACCGATGATATCACATAAAATTTCAGCCGCTCCAGGTGACACCATTGAAGGTCACAGTCATATCATGCTCGATGGAAAGAAGAACATCCGTCTTAAATCCTGGGATCAGACGTGGATTGTATACTATTAACTTGAAGATGACATTCTTCCCTTTCTCGCCCCCTCTCCGATATTTATGACGATTCCAACGACGTTAACTTTCCTATAACATTAACATGGAGAAGAGGAAGAAGAAGATAATCCTGAAACTCGAAATGATTTATCCAGTTTTTCCGAGAAACGTTTTCGGTTAAAAGACGTTTCAAGAGAGAAAAATAATTAGACAGAGGACATTATCCCCTGTATAATTAAAGATCTTGGATCGCGATCTTTGCGTCGAATCGTTGGAAAATTCGATCTTCTCCTTAAATTTTTTGACGTGAATATCTACCCACATTTGTTACAAACTAAGAATTTTGCAGGATGAATTAATCCTGAAACCGGGGGCGAAATTTGCGATTTTTGCAAATCTAAAAGGGGGGTTTTCGCCGAAAATCTCCGGAAGAATTTTTACATGTCGAAGTATGTTTTCTCCTCGATACATTTCATATTTCTGTTGAAGAACCTTTCTTTGTCTTTCCCGGGGGAAAGTCAAAGAAGAAGAAGAATTTCTTGGAAACCCTGTTGATAGAGTAAACTTTCTTCGAAAAACGGACAGCGACCTCATTTAGATACGACTAAGCTCAGAGAGAGGTAACGGGACAACAGAAAATTCCAGGGACGACAGATATTCGAGATAGAAGGCTCCCTTATGTCATTGTCGGAATTCCAAAACTGGTTCGAAAGCTCGATCGTTTTCATATACCAGTTGTAATCCCGAAATTCCGTCTCGGAAGAATTTCCGACAAGTTTGTCCCAGGAGTCCTGCAATTTCATCCGATTACACCAGTCCTTCAAAGAACCCTCAAATAGTTCCTTGCCAGGAGAAAGAGATACCGGCTGAATCGGAAGAGGCGCATTCCCCGAACGAAAATTCATTTCCATTTCTTTGAGAAAATATATCGTTGTTTGTTCTTTCTTCGAAGAAAAGAAGAATTTCTAAGAGGAAGAACGGTAACTATGATTAAAGACGACGATGTATTTCTCATCGTTTTTCTCAAAATCGACTTTGCGACACATGAGAAGTGCAAATTCAGCGTCATGAGTTTTCGGATCAAACGTTATAAAGGCAACCCGTTTATCATTAATTGTAACGAAAGGATAGGTATCAAGAATATTAACTCCATTAACTTTTCTCCGAACCTGGGAAGTGGGATTTGACGCATAGGGTCGGAAAATAGCTTTCAGATCTATCTCTGAGACCCATGAGGGAATGTTTCTTCCACAAAGAATATTTGGACAATATTTACTGTCAAGTTCTCCAACATAAGCTGGCGAAACAATAAAACGCCCCTTGGAACCCACAACGGACGGGTCACTTTTTTGTTCTGGAGTGTACTCATATTCAGGAAGTGTCATGAGAGGAGGAAGAGGAACTTTAATTTTAGGACACGTGTACGCCTTTTCAATCTCTTCCTCCTCCTCAGCGATGTCAGCCCAGGAGCGACCACTATAAGGAATCTCAAAGTTCACACAAAAAACTGGTTTTGGCTCCGTGGGAGGAATCCAGTTCGGATCATCTTGATATTCAAAACGCTCCGAACCATCCGGATTCTTACCAGTCAACATATAACACACCTCTGGATTCGTAAACCATATATAGCCATAGCCGTACTTTTTACCCGTGCGATCCATAACCAAATTCACTTTAAACTTGGTATCAATGGGACGGTTAAGTTTTTTGGAAGTCTCGGAAATGGCCTGTTTAATCGCCGATACGAGTTGATCCGGATTGGCGATTCCAGACTCGACATAGAGAATATGAGGATTATAGTGACGGACAGTCGAGTCTTTTTCCTTTTTGGAAGTCTCGTTCGAACTTGAGTTCATTGAACTCATGTCTATCTTTCCAGTAACACGATATTCCTATCATATTCAGATACTTATAAATAAAAGATCAGTTCTTAACTTTAACTTCGATGTTTATTTCCAAGTTCGAGTAATCTTTCCTTAAATGCGACGCTCTCACTTGAGGAAAGATTTAAAGTTAACTTTCTTTTTCTTATATTAAATGGCGTCGAAAAAAGATTTTTTCACGGTCGATGAAGGTTCAAGTCCCCTTACTGATCAAACTATTACATCGGAACTTCGAGATATCACTCGTGACACTTCAGTCTCTTTTCCGAAAATCTCCTCCCATTCGCCGAAAGAGGTTCCTTTAAATCGTCAAGATGACTCTACTTCTTCCTTTGATATGGAAACTATCAGTGCCCAATCTCTTCATAATATCTTTAAAGATGGTATCTGTGTCTGTTCCCAGTGTCAACAACGCCAGGCCCGTCTCTCATCCCTCTCTTCTCCTGAATCCACCCCAAAGCCGTCAGGTCTTCCTCAACTCTCGAATCCGAATCGACCGATCCCTTCTTCCTCCCCGTCTTTTCCTTCTTCACCTCCTCCTCCCGTTTCTTTCCAACCTCCTCCTCCTTCTCGACAACAACCGTCTCTTCCTTCATCACCTCCTCCTCCTCCTCCTCCTTCTCGACAACAACCGCTTTTTCCTTCATCACCTCCTCCTCCCGTTTCTTTCCAACCTCCTCCTCCTTCTCGACAACCGCCTTTTCCTTCATCACCTCCTCCTCCCGTTTCTCGACAACAACCTCCTTTTCCTTCATCACCTCCTCCCGTTTCTTTCCAACCTCCTCCCGTTTCTCGACAACAACCTCCTTTTCCTTCATCACATCTTCCTTTTTCTCAACCGTCTTTGTTTTCACCCCCGTCGGTTTCTCAACCGTCTTTTGGTAAAGAGAGACCGGATGCTTCTTCAATTTCAACACAACAATCTCTTCCATTCTCCCAGGGACGGGCACATCTCGCGGAAGCTGAGAATGTCGGAATAACAGGACCAACTGGACCTCGAGGTGAGCCTGGAGAAAGAGGACCTCCCGGAGAACCTGGAGAACAAGGACCTCAGGGACCTCCGGGAGAGAGGGGACCTCCCGGAAGACCTGGAGAAAGGGGACCTCAAGGACCTCCCGGAGAGAGAGGACCTCCAGGTCCTCGAGGAGAACAAGGACCTCCAGGTCCAGCTGGGTCGATTGGTCCTCGAGGAGTCAAGGGAGATACAGGACCTCAAGGTGATACCGGCCCAACAGGTCCGACTGGACCTCAAGGACCTCAAGGTTTTCCTGGAAAGCAAGGACCTCGGGGATTTCAAGGAGAGGTTGGACCAACAGGACCTCGAGGACCTATCGGTCCAACCGGTCCTCCAGGACCAAGAGGAAAACAAGGACCTCCAGGTCCGGCTGGACCAATTGGTCCTCCAGGATCTCCCGGTGAAATCGGACCAACAGGACCTCGAGGACCCCGAGGTTATCCGGGAGAAACGGGACCGACCGGTCCCGAAGGAAAACCTGGACTCCCGGGACCAACAGGACCTCCCGGTCCTCCCGGCCCCGAAGGTCCGAAAGGCTCTCGGGGTTCTCCGGGAGATATCGGTCCGACAGGCCCTCGAGGAGAGCCAGGAGAGAGAGGTCCGACAGGACCTCCTGGACCCAAAGGTGATCCTGGACCTCCCGGAGAACCCGGAATTCCGGGGCCAGTCGGGCCTCACGGACCTCGAGGACATTGTGGAGATACTGGACCTACAGGTCCAACGGGACCTCGTGGAGAAGTTGGACATCGAGGCCAGATGGGTCCAACCGGACCTACAGGTCCCAAAGGAGAAACAGTTATCGTATATCAACTGATATATGAGTTGGTTCATTTTGATCTTAATATGGCCTCGGCAAACTTCCCAACAGATGTTTCAAACTATACAATAATGATGCTTGATCCATCGATTGGAAGAACTATTACCTCCTTCTTCAACGAAGGAAATGGAACAAATGAGGTCACGATTGACGTTAAGTCCATGTCTCGCCCTGTCAAAGCTGTTACGGCGACCATTGTCTTTCATAATGGAGTTCATCTGACGAATTTAACTCCATCCGTCTCACATGTCGATGATGGAATCTTCAAAATAACCTTTACTCTTCCATCTCATGTCTGTGGTGTGGGAACTCTTTCTCTCTGTTTTATCTAGATCTTTTGTCTTCCATTTTCGGAAAACAAAAGATCAGAGAATAAAAGAATAAAAAGAATAAGATTTACCTGAACGGAAGAAGACGAAGACTCATCTTTCCCCGAAGAAAACAGCGAACTCGACACCAGTTAGATAAGAGAGACCCACTCTTCCAGGCATCTTCAACTTCTTTCGGAGAAAAGTCTTTCGTTGGAATCACCGCAAGATCTGAAACCATCTCTACTCCATCTTTTGTTGTAAAGTGGACTTGCACATATGTTAAATCCTCGACAGAAGTGAAAGATAAAGTTCCATCACAAGGAGGTACAGATGGAGCCGGAAGCTCATCAAAGAGACCCGGAAGAGGTCCCACCGTCGCCAATCCGCTCCAAAAGAAAAATGGGTTAATATGTGTCCTCTGTGATATCAATGAAATAACTTCAACGGGATCGTTCATCTCCTCGGAAACAATGGAAGAATATGCCTCGACAAGTTGACGCGCCAGGTTAACGATGTCTTCCTTATCAACGAGAGGTCGTTCCACAGAAGAAGAATCCACTACCACATAGTAAGTGTCTCGATAGGAGATGATAAACGGATGTCCAGTCACTTTTGCCCGAATTCCAAGACATGTGGCCAGATCCGGACCGAGAAAGACAGTCCAATTATCACTTTGACGTAAATAGAATAGAAAGGCCTCTCGAAACTGCTCAACTTCATCCAGTTGAGCAAAACGCGCCGTGACAGCCAAGTCATCGCCAATCTCAAAATCGGGAAAGTAGAGAAATAGAAATGGATCACTGATGGCAACCTGAGCAAGAGCCCGAAGTCCTGCATATGTCATACGAACTCGATTTAACGGTGTCGGCGTAACAACATCAATCCAGGGACCCGAAACAATCACCGATGGAAGAAGATCTTGCCGAATCTCGATCAAACTCTTCTGAAACCACTCCGACTTATACGGTGTATTATTTCTTAACACGAGAACCTTCCTCGGTGAAACTGTATCTTCACTATCAAGAAGTTCAAGAGCATAGGTACCAACATATTGTGTTGACCACATCTCCGCCAGTTCAAGATAAAGTTCAAAGTCATCCGGTGAAATTTGGGGAATCGAAAGTGCAAAGTAGCCATCATACTTCAATCGAGTCTGAAGCATTTCAACATGATCTTTGAAATAGACATACTGTCCCAGAGGACCTCCAAATGAATCCAAACGAGGAGTACCATCCGGAGTATGTTGAGGATCATACTGTTTAAGAAGATACACTCCATAGTAAACTTTGACTGGCGGATGATCTCCAATAAAGTTAAGAATATAACCCAACAGAGACTCGGACATGTCTAACCGAAGTATCGGAGAAAGACGTTCATATCCGACAAAACGTTGAGGATTACAAATATTCATCACGGAAGGCAGATCTATCGGTGCAAAATAGATGGGAACCTCCGAAACCGAATTCGTTACAGAGGTAAGAGGAGAAAAAACAGCAAAGCGATCGTCGTTAATTCGATAGAAAGTTACAGATATCGAGGAAACTGGAATTCCAGTTACTCGAGGAATCAGAGCTTGTAGTATCGACCGTATCCCATTGAGAGTCTCATCTCGAATGGAAAGATCGAAAGACTTTTGTGTCAACTCGGACGAAGAGGGATACTTCAGAGTCAAAGTTAAAGGAAGATAACCAATCGTTGGAAGAACTTCATAGAAAATCGGATCCCAGGTGGACAAATATGACACTCGACCATTTCCAAGAGGAAATTTCTGAATAATCGTGTGTTGAAGGCGGGAAACCTCTTTCTGAAATCGGAGAGGATCTGTCACCCACGGAAACAATGACATTCTTTTCTTTCCCGTTCTTTTTCTCTATGCATATTTTTTCTTCAGAGGAAACATCTTCGATACAATCAGATAGAGACATAATCTTATGGAGATACTTCTTGCTTCGAAATGGCAAACTGTAGAAGTCCAGGGGCCTCAAGAAGATCAACATCAAGAGAAACGAGACATGACATCTGATATGGACTAATCGGATCATCAATTCGATAGAGAACACATTCGACCGGGGACCAGAGCTGTTGAGCCACTTTCTCATATCGTCGGAACTGTCTTTCCGCCTCGTCAAGATTCCCAGCCGAAAAAGAAAGCGTAAAAACTCTCCCCTCCGCGGACAGAGCTTGAGATTCAAGAAGGGAGACAACCTCCTCCACCTCATTTAAAGTCTCCGCCGGAAGAATCAGATGTTCTCCATAGAATGTTGGAATCCGAAACTTGTGAGAAAACGACAGAGCCCGCGTAACAAAATGCCGAGTTAAAAAGTCGTTTCCAAAAGGCAAAAAGAGAGGTTCATTATGAAGACGAGACAGAAGAAAGGCCGTTCGATCGGGAGCAAATCGTCCATCCTGCCATGATGCCATGTAAAGTCCAAAGAGGTCACTCAGAGTACCAAGAGTCTCAGCTGAAATTTGTTGAGTTTCGTCAGCCCTTTCCAAGACGGAACGTGCCATACTTGCAGAACTTCTCGTCGAAAGAGTTAAATCGAGAAGCTCTTGAGAAGACGGCGGGAAAAGAAGAGGCCTTATCGGAGTCGGAGGAGTTCCTCCCATTTCATAGTTAGTCAGAGAGCCAAGTGTGGGGTAGGTCTGAACTGTTGATATCGGGAAATTACTTTTTACGCCACTATAAGTCGACTGTCGAGGTGAAATTGTTGGAAAGAACTGTCCCAGTTGAGATACGGACCCCTCCGTTTCCCGTCGAGAACTTCCTCCACTTCGATTCATCGCAAACGTCTCACTCCACTCCGAAAGAATTCCTGGTGTTTCCCAAAGAGGATCATCCGTCTGTTCTGGAATGGACACAAAATCCTTTCCAAGAAGAAGGATACTCTTCAAAGATCCCTCAGCCTCAGGAAGAGTGGAAAGAGGAAGAAGTCGCCACTTCTGAGCGAAGGAACGAGTACACACGACCGTTCCGGCCGAATAGAGGTTTTCCAACTGAGAGGTGAGACTCCGAAGAAGATTATTATAAGTTGACATGTAGTCACTGAAAGAATCCAAAGACACAAAGAGTGTCCCTTCCGCAATAAAGGGATTTAGAAACTCCGGCACGACCAGATAGGGAAGAATCGCTCGAATCCAGCTTGACGGATAGGAAGACTCCGTTGCCGAAAAGAGAGGACACATTCCAGGATATTGGGAGATGGCATTATCAACGGCCTTTTGAAGATGAGGAACTTCAACAATCGAGGTACCATCGACAACCTCAACGAAAATCTGCATCTTATTTCCGCGTCTTCGACTGGTGAATCGAGGAAAGTACGCCTTATTCAGAGTTCGAAGATAGAGACACAGTTTAAGTTCCAGACAAAAAATATCATAGGGTCGAAAATTAAACGTCGGTTCATCGACGGGAGAAAGACTCGGTAAATCCGGAATCGTTCGAAAATATGGAGTTTCAGCCATCTTTCGTCGATTTAAAATAGATAAGATTTTAAAATCTTTCCGAAGAGTTTAAGGGAATTTCCGATTCTTTGAAACCTGGAATTTTTCCACTTCTATCTTTCGTTTAAAATGGAATTATCCCGCTTTCGAATTACCGGAGAGATCAACATCTTTGAAACTCCTCTTCTTGTTCTAAAAGAAATCGCCGACGCTCACGGCATCTCGTATAACTCGAACCGTCTTTCCCATGATAATGGCAAATACACTCTTCTTCTGATTGAAACTCTCAAACAGCAGCCTCCCATTAAAATCTCTGGAGAGTCTCCGGAAAACTACCCAAAGATTGCTCGCTTTGTCAACCCTCACTGTTCCTGGCAACGGTCAAAACTCCTCGAAGCCTTTAACACTCTCTTAAACTATATGACACCTTCTCTTCCTCTTCCTCCCCCGGACTTTCTCGCCGGTTCTCCCACTCCTCAACATCCAACTTCTCTCAGTCCCTGTATTCTCTATCGACTCTGTCGTCACTTTAACATCCGAACCAACCACTACACCAGTTTAGACGAAATGGCACAGGAAGTTCGCACGTCTTTAATTTCGTTGAAGGAGAAAAACAAGATGACACCAAATGAAAATCAGGAAAGCATGAAAAGTTGAAACGTTTTCCTTTTTTCTCTTCCGAGAAAAGAAAAAAGGATCAATGGATACAATTACACTTTCCCGATTGTCAATTACGGGATCTCTTAACGATTCCACACCTCTTGTCGTTATTACAGAAATCTGTCAGTGTCACGGTATTTCCTACTCTCCAGATCTCCTTTCTCAAGAGTCCTATATTTCAGAGCTCATTTCTACCATCTATACACATCCCGTCTATTGTATCTCCCCCATCCTTTCTTCCAATATCTCAACCAACTCTCATCTTGTTTCACGTCTCTCTCGGTTCATTAATCCTAACTGGGACTCCTCAGATCTTGACGCTCTCTTAGATGCATTTTACTTTATCCAACGTTTCATGGGCGATCCATCTTCAGCTCCTCTTCCATCCTCTCCCTCCTTTCCAGTCGGTCTCGCAACTCCCTCTCATAAACACTCCTATAATGCGTGTATGTTATATAAGTTGTGCAAATTCTATTCCCTCCGAACCTCCCGTCAAACCTCTCTCGATGATCTCGCCCTTCGGATCCGTCTCCTCCTCTCCTCCAATCTGGACCTCTCTCAGAGAATTATCACTCGACTTTCCCATGTCTCCAAATCTCAACTCGTCAACACTCTTCTTGAACTCGGAGTCTCCTCTTCCCCCGAAAGTGAAACCTCCTCCCTCGGACTCCCTCCTTTCCGGCCCGCAAGAACCTTTTCAATGGAAAGTCTCTCCTCGGCTCACACCGAACTCCGTGACTCCGTCCAGCGGTGGAAACGAGTCCAACCCCTCACTCCCCAAGAAGCCATCGTCCTCGCCGCCGTCAACTATAAGATTGACCTCTCCTCCGCCTCCGACCCTCTTCTGGAGTACACTCTTCTTTCTCAGCAACCCTATGTCCCCTCAGATCCTCAACTTCGAGAACGACTCCTGAAAAGAGGTGGCCTCTCTCTTCTCTCCAATTTCAATCCCCTTCTTCCAGCCTGTCTCTATTCCGAATCAGACCTCCGTACCATGGCCCTTCATGAAGGCTACACCTATGATGACTTTCGCACGGCAAGTCCCTACGAACTCCTTCAAATCGCCTATCTGTCCAATACCTTCTATCATGGACGTCCCGCTCCCTCGGCTAACCGTCAAACACCCTTTTCACTTGAACCGATTGACTCTCTCCATGAAGATCTTCTCCTCTCATTTGGATCACGCGCAGACCCTCAAGGTCTCATTGTTATGCGATACAGTGAACTCGCCTCCTATTTGTCGTATAATCGAAACTTTCTTAATCCGTTCTATCGTAATCACCCTCATACTGGAGAAACATTTGAGTCTCTCGCCATTCGCAAACTTAAGCTTCTAACCCAAATCACCTATCCAGGTGAACCCCCTGAAGCCTATCAAGATCGCCGCCGTCTTCATAACATCCTCATTGAAATCGAGATCTTTCAAGATGAATCTGCCACTAAGGTTCGTGAGCTCTTCACTCTCTACCATCAGTCCGATGACCATGTTAAAGCCCAAATCCGTCATGTCATGATCAAGTTCTTCGAACTCTCCATGTATATGCGCGGTTGGTCCGGTACCGGACCCTATCCCATCTCAGAGGCCCCCGTCGATAACCAACTTGAAGTCGACACTCTTGTCACTCAGGCCCTCTCTTCCTTTGAAAATCTCTGTTCCTCTCTCGGCACCATCGGCACTCTCATTCTCAATCTTCCTCTCCTCCGTTACAATAACGGTATCTATCAACCAACCTCCGATCCAGCTCAAGGCCTCACCATTTCCGACCGCCTGAATCTCATTAAACAAGGCGAAAATACAACAAACACTAACTCCTGTATCCGTCTGAGTAGTAACTATCTCGCCAGTTCAGCCCACCGCTACTTCCAAGTCCTTGGCATGTCTCCTCCCTTCGACATTGAACATCTCCGTTATATCCAGTAAATTGTCAGATACCAGCTGAAACTTCTCCTGATATCTGAACTTCTCCTCTCTCCTATTTCCATCGTCAGATTTATTTTTTTTTGCCTCTCTTCTTAAAATGTCTCGTTATCCCCTCCCTGACACTCCATACTCTTGGGATGGAACGAGTAACCAACGCAGCCGACTTTCAATGGATCTTCCCCCCTGTTCTCTCGTCCCATCTTCCTCTTGTACCGAGGGATTCTCCTTTCTCGAACTCAGTCTGACTCCCGACGAAGTCGAAGAAAAAATCCCCCCTGAGCGTCGTGTCTCCCTTCGTATCGGAAATAAAATTCTCTGTTTTGATGTCGTTGAACTCGCTGACTGGTTCCGCTCCACCTATCATCCGGTCATTGAAGGTCCCTTTGGTACATGTCGCGTCTCCGAACATCAAATTAAAGAAATCGAGGATCGTGCCCGTCTCTTCCGTCGAGACGTCCCCCGTCAACCCCCTGGTCGTCTCCCCCTCTTTCGCCAAGAAAGCCCCCTCCCTCCTCTTCGACGCCCAATTTCCCGCATAACCCCAAGTTTTCCGACAGTTCCCCCTTTGACATATCAACAGTTGCAACAATTGTCCACGGACCAGCTTCTGCAATATCAAGACATGATTTCTCAGATCCTCCGTCAACGTTTAAGTTAGTCACTCTCCCCTTCTTCCTTCTCAACCTCGCCCATTAAAATGGAGATAGGCCTTCTGATACCCCTTTCTTCCTGGAGCATAGTACCACTTCCGATAATACCGCTGAATCTTTCGAAGAGACTGACAATAGATCTCACATTCTCGTCTATAATCAATCAAGCGCTCGTAAAGAATTGTTAGCATTCCTATTACGTAGGGAAAAGCATCATCCTTCTCTTGAGAGAGATAGTTCAGATACTCCTCCGTCTCCCTTATATCTTCCTCAAAATAAGGAAACCGTCTATTCAAACGAACACAAATTGGATCACAGTTCCAATATGCTTTCAGAAACTCAAGTTCACTTCCCAGTTTTAACTTCAGTTCCTGTTTAAATTCAACGAGATGACAAAGTTGCTCCTCCTCCTCTTCCCTCTCGATTTCGCTTTCCGTCTCGATATCCGACAAAATGTCCAGTTTTAATAACAAGATATCTATTTAGAATTCTTTTCTTTGAAAAAAGTCTCAAAGAAAAGATAAAAAGATTCCCCTTATTTAGTTTCTAACTTCGACACTTTCTTCTCCCTTTTTATTTTCTATTTTGTTTTCCATGGAAGGTGTACATCTTGGCAATATCTCCTTAAGTTTGTCATTTATCTCTTCCAAAAGAGTCTTAACATATTCTCCTGTCACCTCTTCGAGACGTTTAATGTGTTCAGCCAAGATAAACACATCACAAGCAGTGTATCCCAATTCAAGAAAAACCGGTTTTGACGACGCGACACCCATATTCTTTAAAGCCTTTTTATACTTTTCTTCCAAATTATCGTAGCAGCGGACCTTCCTGTCAAGGATAGAAAGGATAGAAAGTATCGCTTGAGCCTCTTCCACATCCTCTTTACAATAGTCAAACTTCTTCTTCTTCAATATCTCCTCCCAACAAGAACAATTCTTTATAACCTTCATATGAGACTCCAATTGCTTCGTTATTTCCGCGATCTCAAAAAGAAATTGCGACATCGTATTATTTGAGGTTTAATCTTTGTTGAAACAAAGATTCTTCGAAATCAAATTTTAGAAATCTCTCAAAATCGAAAACAAAGGATAAGAAGATGTCAAGTGTGTCTCTGTCATCTTCTTATCCTTATATCCTTAAGGTTCCTCTGAGAGGAACTTTGTGAAAGGTCGACATCGGACGTTTAAATCTCCCAGGATATCGAGAAAGATATGTGTATACATGTATACATGTATACATACAAATTCAACCTCGTTGTCACACTTTCTTTCTGAAATCAACTCCAGATTAATTTGGTTGCAGTTTTTCTTCTCTTTAATTTATTTTAATTTTTTTCGCTAAAGTAAATTAAAGAGAAGAAAAACATGTCGTCTCGCGTTCACGTTGCAAAAGAACAAAGCGAATCGTCATATCTATCTCATTTGCCTTCTGAGTTAAGATATCAGTTGATCGTCGAACGTATTATGAATGCGATGAAGGAAATTTTATTAGATGAAGCTACTCTAGCCACGACTCAACATCGACCTCTTCTTCTTTTATCTGGAAACAATAAGGAATTAAACAATGGAATAAATTATTCCGTTGCGATTCGACAGATTCTCCGACAAGAAGCCAAATGGCTTCTTGGAAGTTCAGATCTCGACTTATATCTTATTGTTTCGATCGATGAGGAAGATACGGATGTTAGTGTCTACGAATTGAAACTTCCCTATGAACGTCTTCCAAAAATTCTCGAGTCGATCTTACAGAAAGGAAAGTTTTTCGACCTTAGTATTCAACCCACATCTTTAACTCTCTTTACTCCCACGGGAGGTGTCTTTCAGTATCCTCTTTAACTCTTCTCTTTTGGCGAAAGAGAAACAATATCACAGAGAACGGTGGGAAATTTCGGCCAGAGTTCGACGGAGAGCTCGAAGAGTTCGATGGGAGAATTCAAAGGGATCGAGACCCACCTTTGAAGAAGAAATGGTCGAAACAGAGAAACCGTTAAGAAGAGATCCGGGCCAGGAAGGAGAGTTTCCGGCAACATCGAGACCTTGTTCCGCGAGGGCGTTAATATAGAGTTGAACAGTCGAGGGCTCTCCATTTCTACCTGGAATGTGTGGAAGTTTAATTTCATAAAGATTAATATACTTTCCGTGAGAACATTCGACGGAATAGAATGCATTTTTCGCCAGAAGAGAGGATGATGGAAGTCCATTCATCTGAAGAAGCATGTTAGGTCCCAGAGAGTGAGTTAAGAGGATCATTCCATTATTTCCGGAGGAAGATCCGAGAAGGAACATCGTATCTGGAAAGACGGACTTCCAGAGAGTTTCCAATTGGTGAGCCATTCCATCATTCATAACACAGGATTCTGAAGGAATGAGATCTGGAGAAATAACGGGAGGACATACGGCTTTCCGAGTATCTTGATAGGTTCGATTTCGAGCTGTCTTATCTTTATGATATTTATGACGTTTGGAAGACTTCGGAAAGGGTTTAATTTCCGTTGAACTACTTAGACTGTTTCGGGGCATAGATGTTATATTTATAACATCTATGTATTTTTTCTTTTGAGTTTATGAGCTTCCCAGCGTAATTAGTATCCATAGCGACTATTAAGTTGTAACGCCACGGCTTTAATATCAATAAAGAATGCATACTCACCGGTGCGTCCACGTATCATTTGAAGTTCGGCGGCGTCCATGCCGTCATCACCATAGATTAATTGAACAATGGCTCCGGTTGAGTTTCGAACACTTCCATCATGGGCAACTTTAACATCTTCAAGGGCTTTGACAATCCGATGATGACTACTACCGGAGTCGGCTGTTCGTGTTGCTGTATCCATCAGGTTTTCACGAGTTGCATACTGGTGAAAGAAGAGTTCAGCTGGTGTCAGCCCCTGAAGAAAAGAGTGTTTACAGAAACCATACGCTTCGATACTCGCATCATCTTTGGGAAAATACGGAGAACACCGAGTCCCCTGTGTCATCATCGGTTTAATCCGTCTTCCTTGAACAAACTGTTGTCCAACGAATCCGATCATCTGAGCAATGTGAAACTCAGTACCTTTGGCCCCGGACTTGGCCATAATTCGGAAGGCGTTATCCGGAGCCAGGTTTTGTGTCGCGATCCGGTCTCCAGCTCTCTTCGCAATGTCAACATATTCGACAATTTGTTTCTCATAATATTCAGCCTCTACTGGATCAACGGGTCGTGCCCCCAAACTTGCCACTTTGAGTTGAACATCCGCAATCTCTTTCCGAACTAGTTCCTCATGGACCTTTGGATCAATGTTGGGAAGACAGTCTTTCAGACCAACACTGATAGGATTTGACGACAACCACCGATTGATAACCCATGGAAGATCCGTCAAAAAGTCAACAATACGTGAAACTCCATAGGCTGGATCCTTCCACATAACCTGAATAATCGAGTTATGCGATGTGCCAATGTGTTGTCGTGTAATGGCCCCTTGAATTAGAATGCCCTCCCGAATAATGACATCTCCTTTATCATAGTTAAAGGTCGGGGGAAGAAGCGCACTGAAAAGAGCTCGCCCGGACAGAGGATTCACACCATACTTTTCCAAACGCTCGTTAAGAGTCGGAAGAGAGTCTTGCGCCGTAATAAGAGTAAGACAATCGTTAAAGTCATCCCAATCAACCATGGTATCCGGCTGCGTAAGAAGATAAGCTCCCGACAATGTGTCATAAACGGCTCCCATAATCGGACGATTCGTCTGATGATTCATGATACATTGTTTGACGTTCATAATCGTCATCGCCTCCGCTAACGCATCCAACAACTGAGGAGCATGTCCCTGTCCTTCATCTCCATCAAAGTCCGCATTTAACGGTGTCGTGTAACTCAAATGAAGACCATAGGTGAGCTCATCTCCAAGAACAACTTCATATCCCATCATACCATATTTATGCAGAGTCGGCTGACGATTAAACACAAGATAGTCTCCATTCTGAAGCCACCGATCAACCTTATCTCCAATTTGAAGTTGATATGACTTGCGATGTGTCTCATTAACCTGAATTCTCCGACCCTTGAACGTACCCCCTGACGGTGTTATATGTGTAATATAGGAAATCTTCCTCTTTTCATCTCCTCGTAAAAGTTTCGTCATCGCTTCCAGATTATACTGATTGATCGTCACCGGAACGGTCAGATAACTCGACATCACCTTGGGTACTCGTATCTGACCAAACTTGAGACTGGGATCTGGTGATAACACTGACCGTGCCGCATAGTTGACACGCTTACCCATCATCAGAGCTCGAATGACTCCCTCCTTTCCCTGAGTAAGCTGTTTAAATGACTCAAACACTCGATTCTGATGTGGAACATACTTACCGTCAGTATTATCCATCAAGTGCTCAATATGAAAGTAGAGACTCGAAAACAACTCGCTTCTCTTCTTTTCCTCTCTCTCTTTCTTCAAATCCTCATTCAATGCAACAATCTTTATATAAAGATCTGTAATGGGATTAGGCCATAAAACTCCATCTCGAACTTGTGGCGGTCGCGCTATCGGCGGTATCACCGGAAGAGCCCTTAAAATCATCCTCTTCGGATGAGCCCCATAATTAAATCCCATCAGTTTCGCATCCTTCTCACTTATCGAATTTAATATCTTCTCCACTTCATTTATTGGCTTCACCGCCTCTTTCACCTCTCCTCCTTTCACTTTCACTCGATACACGACCTGTTTCGTCTCTTTTATTCTTGCCGGGAGATATTCCGGATTCGGAAAACACTGTATTGTCCCCGGTTCGGGTCCTCTCCGACATGGCAATCCTTCACACTCCTTCTCTAACAGAAGAAGTCGAATACTCGGCTCTGTTACTCTTAATATCCCCTTTTCCTTCATCGCCTCCTCCGACATTAAAAGTCCTCCACATGAGTTACACACACATTTCAATATCTGAATAATCGTCCTCAAATATAATGGATGATATATCGGTTGGGCCAACACAATTCTTCCAAGATGTCCCGGACACTCAATGTTATCCTTCTTACATGTTGAACAAATCAACGAATCATCAACCACTCCCATTCTTGTATCATTAACTGTCCCCATCCCCGACACATTTGACGACGTTATATCAACCATACTTTGCTCGCTCAACTCCTCTTCGCTAAACAGTGTCGTCAACGCATTCGAAATAATAAGTGTAGGTAAACCCTCCTCCGCCTCCTGAGCCCTCGATAATAGCGCCTGTATCTCTCTCCTCGTAATCTTCTTCTCTCCCGCCACATTCGGCGCCGTCTCTACCCTCACCGAACTCGTTGCCGCCGGTTGCGGTGACGCCATTGGTAAGGGTGGCTCTCCCCTCCCTGTCGGATTCATAAAACTTACTGGCGGCTGTTTCACCGCTGTCGGCTTCATAAAACGTCTCCTCCTCGCCAGCGATGTCGTCACTCCTGTCGCTGTTGATGCTCTCGGTTGCGACATTATCCTGTTTAAATATATGCAGTTCAAATCTTCAAAAAGCAAATTTTTTCGATTTCATTTTTTTTCTTCTCTTTTATCTTTTAAGTTTCGATTTTCTCCCCCCCGTCTTGTCCTCCCATTTTAACCTTTTCTATCGTTTTCTTCTCGGGATATATTTTGAAACACGATCTCGGAACAACCTTCCTCATTTAAAAAAAATGTCATTTATATCCCCTCCCGACTTTACCGATGGCAATTGGATCGACCGTGGAACGTACTGGCTTAGTATCTATCCACAATCCGATCCCCACTGGTCTGAACTTAAGAAAAAACACTGTCTTCTCACCTCCTCCGACTTCGGAACAGCCATCGGACATAACCGCTTCACCTCTCCAGACCAACTCGCTGACCATATCGCCGGCATCTCCCCAAAACAGTTCACAGAGGAAAACCTCCGCGTTATGTCTCTTGGAAATAAATTCGAACCCGTCACTCGTTCATGGTACCGTCAAACCTATTCCGCGAATGTCCAAGAAGTCGGTCTCGCCATTCCAAAGTGGGACCCCGAAATCGGATGTTCCATCGACGGTGAAATCCTCCCAAACGGAATGATCGAAATTAAATGTCCCGAATCCATGTATAAACCCATTCTCTCGTATACAAGTGCTCTCTCACTCGGATGGAAAGCCCCTCCTTCCTATTCCGACCATATCTGGAAAACTCATTACGCTCAAATGCAAGGATGTATGGCTATCATGAATAAACAATGGTGTGACTATATTGTCCATGGCCTTAATGATCGTAAAATCTTCGTCCAGCGAATCCCCTTCAATCAAGAATACTGGTCTCAAACTCTCTATCCTGGTATCCGCAAATTTATTGAGGAAAAACTTAAACCTCGTCTTCGTCAGCGAGAAACTCGGTCTCCTCATCTCTCGTCCCCGTCATCTTCTAATTAATCTCTCATATCTCTCCCTTTCTTCAACGACACAGAGATATCTTTTACATCGATCCTTTTCAAATCCAAACACCACTTAAATTTAACTCCAATAGAGAAAAATGGATCGATCAACCCGCAAATTTATCTATAACCAGTTGCTCCCAACAACCCAAGATCTTCTCATTAAACTCTACGGCTCTCGAAAAGGCTTTCTTGACACTCCCAGTATCTCCCCCCTCGAACCCACAATTCTTGCATTTGATGAACTCATGGGTGACGCTCGACGAGTCCGAGACTTAGCCGCTCGAATCGGAATATCAATTCCTCCCGGTCAAGACCCCGACGTCTACTTTTATAACAGTCTGGAACAACTTATCGATATCATCTCAACCTATACAAACACAACCCAACTTCCTCCCCACTATCAACCTCTCATCTCCGGAAATCCTCTCGATCCCAACACTCTTCCCCGTCTTCAAAACCTCTTTAATCTTGATAATAAAACCTATTCCCAAATGCAACACCAATGGACCAGTCCCCTTCTTAATACTCAGCGAGACTATGATAATCGTCTTGATACTCTCATGCGTCTCTCCACTCTCGCTCAAACTCAAGATAAATACTACCTTCTTTAATTTTTTTCACTCCTCCCTTAAAATAGAAAAATAGAAGATAGAAGATAAGACTAATACTAACATTGGCCAAATCTCATGTCAGTATTCGATTCCAGATTAATTATCTTCTATCTTCCAAAACTTCGATAATATGTATATCAACTGGTTTTGGTTGACTGTAGCTGTCCTTTCCACTATTGGAGGTGTCATCTTTGTTAAAGAATATCTTCTTCATCCCTCTCAACCTATCTTCTTACTCTTCTCCTTCCTCAGTGAAGCCATCTTAGTTCTCTCTTACATTCATCTCTTCTCCCAAGGAAATGTCGGCACTCTCTATACTCTCACTAAAATCATATCCATTATCCTTGTCGTTCTTCTAAGTATCGTTCTATTCCATCAACGTCTTAAATGGTATCAAGTCATTGGCATTATTCTCGCCATTCTCTCCATTCTCTTCATCTCAAAAGAATAAAGAATAATAAGATAAAGAAAGAAAAATCGCTCCCTCAAATCTCCTCTCATTATCCGATATCGAATTTTCGTGTGATTCATACACTCGATAACTAATATTGAGAGTAAACGATACACACGATATTGGAATTCTATCAACATATTCATGTTGATAGGACTTGGATTCGTATCAGTGTTGATAGACATTGGAATTCTATCAGTGTTGGTAGAAGGGAGTCGTATCAACACTTATAGATATCCAAAACATATTCATGTTGATAAATATCCAAATATATCAGTGTTAATAGAACTTGGAACTCTATCAACATGAATAGATCCAAAACATATTCATGTCGATAAATATCCAAATATATCAGTGTTAATAGAACTTGGAACTCTATCAACATGAATAGATATCCAAAACATATTCATGTTGATAAATATCCAAAAAATATCAACATGGATAAATATCCAAATATATCAGTGTTGATAGATATCCAAACATATTCATGTTGATAGGACTTGGAATTCTATCAGTGTTGATAGAAATGAGAGTCAATCAGTGTTGATAAAACTTGGAGTTCTATCAGTGTTGATAGACTTGGAATTCTATCAACACTGATAGATATCCAAACATATTCATGTTGATAAATATCCAAATATATCAGTGTTGATATTAATAGACATTGATAAATATCCAAACATATTCATGTTGATAGATATTGGATATATCAGTGTTAATTTTGATAGACATTGGAGACATATCAACACTGATAGATATCCAAATTCTATCAGTGTTGATAGACATTGGGGTTATATCAGTGTTAATGTTGATAGACATTGGAGACATATCAACACTGATAGATATCCAAATTCTATCAGTGTTGATAGACATTGGGGTTATATCAGTGTTAATGTTGATAGACATTGTAGACATATCAACACTGATAGATATCCAAATTCTATCAGTGTTGATAAACATTGGGGTTATATCAGTGTTGATAGACATTGAGGTTATATCAGTGTTGATAAACATTGGGGTTATATCAGTGTTGATAGAAATTTGGAGTTCTATCAATGTTGATAGATATCCAAAACATATTCATGTTGATAAATATCCAAAACATATCAACATGAATAAATATCCAAATATATCAGTGTTGATAAATATCCAAAACATATCAACATGAATAAATATCCAAAACATATCAACATGAATAAATATCCAAATATATCAGTGTTGATAGTACTTGGAATCGTATCAACAATGATAGATATCCAAAAATATTCGTGTTGATAGATATCCAAAACATATCAGTGTTGATAGTACTTGGATATCTATCAATGTTGATAGAAATTGGAGTCATATCAGCGTTGATAAATATCCAACACATATCAAGTTGATAGAAATTGGAGTTGTATCAACTTGATAGATATCCAACACATATCAA